GGAATTTAGATGGCTTAAACCCTTTGGATAACGTTTTTAGAGTATTGATAACTTATAACATTATAATAACACAAATTTAAAATTAAATAAAATGCCAGAAACAAAAGTAAGCGCAAGAGATTATATTCTTTTAGCTGACATAAACAATGATGGAACATTCAAGCCAGTTGCTTGTTTGACTACCAACTCATTAACATCGACTAATGACACAATAGATGCAACTTCTAAATGTGGTAATGAGTTCACTCCAGCACCTTCTTTTTCTCAATCTTTTGATTGTGAAGGTTTTGCTATTGATGAAACAGGAACTCCATCTAAAGATAGTTACCAACAATTGTATGCTGCTCACGCTGCTAAAACTTTATTCGCAATTAAGATGGGTAAAGCAACTCCAACATCTGGTGATATCACTTATGGTGGTGCTGGTCAATTAGTGTTTATTAGCGATTTCGGTGTAACTGCTGACGATAAAGATGATGTTAAATTTACTGCAACTTTCGTAGTAAGTGTTCCTCCTATCACACAAACTGAAACTGTATAATAAATAAAAAACTATGTACGAATTAAAGACTGACAACAACACAATCCACCTAAAGTGGGGAACTTGGGCTATGAAAAGGTTTTGCGAATTAGAGAATAAAAATCTAATGCAGCTAATTGAGGTTTTATCTGGAGGGGTTTATGACTTAGATACAATCGTTCATATTGTTCAAGCCGCAGCAGAAAGTGGATGCAAGAGCCTTAAAAAGCCTATTGACTTTGATGAATTTGAGGTGTGCGAATGGATAGATCAAGTTGGTGGATTATCTGCAAAAGATGGACAATTAGTTGAGTTTATGAAATATATGCAAGACTCAATGACTCCAGATTTAAAGCCAGAAAAGGAAACTGACGAAAAAAAAAATTAGGGTTTTATAGTTGGGACTCAATAATTATTCTCGCTATTGAAGTTGGCTTAACGATTAACGAGTTTTGGCAATTGACGTGGCGAGAATTTTTATTATATAAAACGGCTTATCAAAACAAAGAGGTAAGGGAATGGGAAAGGACAAGAATGGTGGCTTATTTAATTTATAAAGTAAATACAAGTGAGAAAAGTCCAAAGAGCTTAAAATCTTTTTTCCCTTTGCCAAGTGATGAAGTTGAAGATGATAAGCCTAAACTGACACAAGAACAATTGGCAAGGACATTAAAGTTGTATGGAGTAAAATAATAAAATGGCACAAGAAACGTTAAAAATTACGATAACCGCAGACAATCAACAAGCGGTACAGAATATTCAACAAACAGTTACCGCAACAAATCAATTGGGTAATGCGTTTAAAACGTTGCCAAGTACAAGTAATTCAGCTACTTATGCTTTATCAAACTTATCAAGAGTTGCGCAAGATGCTCCTTATGGATTTATTGGTATTGCGAATAACTTAAATCCTTTATTAGAATCATTCCAAAAATTAAAAGTTGAGGCTGGAAGTTCAAGCGGTGCTTTAAAAGCAATGGCACAAGGTTTAATTGGTCCAGCAGGTATTGGTTTAGCTTTGGGTGCAGTTTCATCTTTAATAGTTGCATTTGGTCCAAAATTAGCTGATTTCATAAGTGGAACAACTGAAGCATCTAAAGCAGAAGATAAGTTTGCACAAAGTTTAAGAGATGCAAGAGCCGAAGCAAGTGAAACAGGAATAAGATTACAAGCATATTTAACAATAAGTCAAAATGCAAATGTTAGTGAGCAAAAAAGAGCAGAGGCATTTAAAGCGGTTGTAACTGAATTAAGCAAGGTAAATAAAGCATACGCATCAACAATTACAACTGTTGACCAAGCAAGAGTAGCAGTTGATTTATATACTCAATCTTTAGTAAATCAAGCAATTACTACAAGATATATTGATGAAATTGCTAATAAAACAATTGCTTTAGCTGAAGCAAATAAAAAAATAATACAAACAGGGAGGGAATATTATAAACAGTTAGCGATTGGTAATTCTCTTATAAATCAAAATGTTTATGCAACAATTGGTCAAGCAGATGTAATTAATAATGCTGCAGATGCTAATAAAAACGCAAGAAAAGAAGCACTGGAATTAAGAAGTGGAATTATAGGTTTAAGAACTTCAGTAAATGATTTATATGTTGCTGCTACTAAAGACCCTTTTTTCACATTTACTAAAGGCGCAAATGAGACTACTAAAGCAACTGATAAAGCAACTGAAAGTCTTGAAAAATTAGGTAAACAAGCAAGGGTTTTAAAGGTTAGTACAACTCAAATTATACAAACCGAAAATGAAATAAAAACACCTGCAACACCAAATAGGCTAAGTAAGGATTTACCAATGTTTGCGCAACAATATAATGCTGAACAAATATTTAAAAATGAAGCGGCATTAAAAGCATATAATGCTCAATTACAATTAGCAAACGGAATTACTGATACAATTACACCAGCATTTGAAGCAATGTTTCAAGCTATGGCAAATGGTGAAAATATAGGAAAAGCATTAGAGGAATCATTTAAACAAATTATTGCTCAATTGACTGCAATGATTATTAAGGCTTTAATATTTAAAGCTGTTATGACTGCATTGGGATTGCCAACTGTGGGTGGAGGTGGAGGTTTAACAAGTTTGGCAAGCGATTTTGGCTCTACTCAAAATGGAGGTCAATTTGTATTACGAGGACAAGATTTATTATTGGCTACAAATAGAGCGCAAAAGGCATCTAATCTTAAAGGACAAAACATTAGTTTAGCATAATGGCATACGGATTAAGATATACAATAACACAAGAATTAAGAGATGGAACATCATTAATAGTTAAGATATATGAAAAAAGCTATGTTGGTGCAACAGTTACTCCATATATAGGAACAAATGTTTCTTTAGTGCCAAATGCTACAAATGAGGACCCAATTGCTTTTATAATATCTTCACAGTTAAATGTGTCTTTTATTATATCAGATCAAGATGATTACGATAATTTCCCAGACTTATTAAACTTTGATGAAACAAAATATTACGTTGAATTAGTTATTGATAATGTAATTAAATGGAGAGGTTTTTTACTTAACGATTATCTTCAAGTCCCATTTACAACAGGTAACCAAGAGGTAAGTATGGCTTGTATTGATGGACTTTCATTTTTAAGATATATATATTATGATTGGGATGTAAATACAAATTCATTAATTAAGTTAATTGACATCATAGGCACTTGCTTAAATGCATTGCCATTTGAAGATATGATATTTATTTATGCTTGTTGTTCTTACTATGCTGATGGAATGTTTGATAGAGGTGATGCTGGTGCAGATGAACCATTTAGTCAAACTTATCAATATAAAAGGGATTTTTATAAATTAGATTATTATACTATTTTAGAAAATATAATTAAGACTTTTGGTTGTAGGTTATTCCAATCAAATGGAGATTGGTATATTTTGCCAATGAATCAACAAGCTGACACTATTTATTATACAAGATATGTTGTTGAAGATGCGCCAACTGTAAGTGGTAATGGTACATTAACAAATACAATAAACATTCAACCTTATCAAGATGGTAATGTTCATTTTGTAAATAATAATCAAACCAAAATAGTTAGAAAAGGATTCCCAACTATTGAAGCAAATTTGCCGTATAATTACGCTTCAAATTATATATATAATGGAACTTTTAAATTTACTACTGGTTCTGGTTCTTCATTAAGAGCGAATGGTTGGAGTGAGTTTGAGGTTGCGCCATCAAGAGCAACTTTGGTTATATTAAATGAAGATCAATCAAATAGGTATGAAATCTTTTATTTAGGTGGTAGCACAAATGCTTATATACAAAACTATTTTGCATTGCCTACGGCTTATGAATATTTGCCAAAAATGTATGGCACAAGTGCATCTTTATCTTTTGAATATCAATCTCAAAATGCTGGTGCTAAAATAAGAGTTTATATAACTGCTTTTATTGGTGGTGTAACTTATTATTTAAAAGATGATGAAACTTGGAGTTCAACTTCACATTTTATAGATATTACATATACAACGTACAACTCATATATTTCAAGTAGTATAAAAATACCTATGGGTCTTTCACAATCATTAGGTATAAATATTGAAGGATTA